CCCTTCTTAGCTTTTTTTCCGTCTTTAGTTGTGTGATAATCTTTAGCCATTATTTTCTTGTTCCTCTTTTTCTTTTTCAAGATCTCTGTGTCTTGGATTTCTTACAAAGACTTGAGGTTCTCTTTCAGCCATGATTAAGCTCCTAAAGTAGATTGATCTCTTGGATTTCTAATTGGACTTAAATCTTTACTAGCAGTTTCACCAGTAAGTCTACCACCAACTAAACTTGCACCAGGTCGTCTAGTTCTAGAAACTCTTCGTCTTAAAGTTCTAGTAATATCTTTTTTCTTTTCTGGTTCTGTTGACTTTGCAACTTCAGCAGATCTAGTTTCTGTAGTTCTTTTTTTAGAACCACCACCACTAACTACATCAGTTACAGTTTCTACTACATCACCTATAATTGGTACTCCACCCATAACTATCCCATCCTTTCATCTTCATAGGGATTTCTTGAGTATGATTGAACACTAGCTAAATTACTCCCCACCCCTAACTGAGGAATAGCTCTCTCTTGAGAAAATAATAATCTTCCACCCATTCTACGAGTTCTTGCTTTAGCAGCTATTTTTCTTTTTTCTTTTTTCTCATCTGCCTCTGCTCTTGCCTCCCTCTCATCTAACAACTTATTAGTTGTTGCCATCTCTGCTGGTGGCTCGTACTTTGGTGTCTTAAATAAACTTCCCATTATTACCTCTCAAATATTCTACTATACATTATCATGTCATTCTTATCGAAAGTATATTTTTTTAATACACCTTCCCTTTTAAAATATATCCTTTCAATCCATTTGATAGCCCGAACATTTCGAGCACTAACTGTTACATGGATCCGATGTAGGTTTAATTCTTCAGCACACATCTCCATAAATTTTTTTGCACCTTTATGAAACTTTAGTCTGTGTTTAAAAATTAATTTCATATCTGGTATTAACCAAAGTTCTGCAACTCCTGGCCATTGAGGAGCTACACCAAAACAGACTATGGGTTTACCATTGCCATCTATAACTGTGTAACCATATCCAGACTTTGTTGCACGATCTATGTATTGAAGATAATTAGGTATCTGATCTATGTTCGCCTGGTCCTCTGGATGAAGATCCATTAAAGTAAGTAAATAAGATTTAAAAGGTAATACAGTTAACGGACTATTCTTTCCATCAATATTAAATATATTTTCAAGTGTCGATAGGTTCATAAGTCAATCTAAACTTTTTTGGAAACACTAGTTGTTTCAATTTTTTTTCTGTACATTCTAGTATTACTTCTGTTTCTAATTGTAATTCGTTTTTTAACCAAACTTTTACTTTCCATTTTTTTTTTATATCATCACTCATTAGAATATATCAAAGTCAGTATCTGCTGTTGCTTGTTTGTAATTACGATTAGTTCCTCTAGTTAGAGCTCTATGCTCTCCACCACCTAAAAGCAAGTACATATAAGCATCACCGACATGGGAATGTTCATTCTTGTTTGGTTGATCTCTATATCGTTCAGCTCCAGAAATTTGTACTCTTTTAAAATGATAACCTCCACTCAATGCTTTACGAAGTCTTTTACATTTTTGATTAATTAATAGACCAGGCTTACCTTCAATTAATCTGTTCATTGGCATTGCACCGGCCTCTCGTCTTACTTTAAAATCATTCGTTGCAGTTGGTCTAGCAGTTAGACCTATAGATCTTAAATGATCGAATGCTGTAACTTCATAAATCTCATCTCGTTTTTGTCCGGCTGGATCTCCCCAAACTAATACTTCAAACTTTGGAAACCTACTAGCTAGTTCTGATTTTAACATAGTACCAAATCTTTCAAGGCCCATATCAAAAGTTACGAGCTCATGAAGTATAACCCATCTTCCATTAGGAAGTCTTTGTCCAAAGATTGCTGCTGGAGTTAAACCAAAGTCAACACCAACTTGAATTGGTACAGATGGATCCGGCTCAATATTTTCTGTAGCCATCATATTGTCATCGTACTCACTAATAATAGGTTTACCTTCTTGCACATAAGTATAAAGGCCCTGGGCATAACATCTTATCCAATCTAAATTCTTTCCGAGTAATGTTTGTTCGTAGTATCCAGTCGGTAAATTTTTTTTATTTTCTGCTTTTGGATTTGCCATCCACCATTTCTTAGCACTATAAATAAATCCGTTAGCCTCTGGATTTTCTGGTAGATCTTCTTTTGTGTATTCTAATACTGCACCTGGCTGTTTATAAAACTTCCATGCGTACTGACCAGACATCTTTTCTTTTTCAGATAATCGATACCACCAATGATCATCATCCATTGGGTTCGTATCCATAATAATCCCTCTCCAGGGTTTAGCTCCACCATCCGATAAGGTGGGATAACGACCAACACGATGCGTAAGACCATCGATAACTGCTTTAGGTAATTCTCTGGCCTCGTTAACCCACGCACCGGTAAGTTCCATTGATAATAATTTCCTAACATCTTTGGGTTGATCAAGAGCTAAGAAGATAACTTCACAATCAATACCAGGAGCTCCGTCTCTAGGTGGTAATTTAATATGATGCGTTAATGGTGGGCTCCATCTAAATGGTCCCCAAATGTTTTCTGGAAATAACTCTTGCCATGTTTTTATAGTAGTTGTCCGAAGTTCGGGATAAGAATTACGCACAACTACAAACCTAGAATACTTGATCCCATCCCTCGGACTTTGCACCTGGCTCACAGCCTTTAACATAATCTCTGCTGCACAAGCATAAGACTTTCCAGATCCAACTGGCCCCATCAATCCTCTAACAAAACTTTTATCTTTTAAAAATTTCCAGACTGTGGCAGAGGTAGAAAAATCTAATTTAAGATTTGTAATTGCATTACTCATTTACTTCCACCAATGTAACCACCAATAACACCTATCAATCCCGTAACAGACATCTTCATCAATGTTATTACACTCTCATCTACTGGTCTGTTTTCTTCTAGTGCTACCCAATAATCTCCTATGATAATTACACCAAGAAGTATTAAGACACCACTTGTTATTAATAGAATTACAATGTCTTTAAAATTTTTAATCATTCTTTTTTTTCCCTTCTTTTAGTTTTTATCTCATTAACTTTATTTGGATCTAAATTAAACACCACACATACCCTCGCAAATTCCATCAAACAAACTAGGTTCGTCTGCTTTCTTTTTAACTGTTAAATCTGCATCTTTTAAAGGTACTGCTGACTTATGTAAAAAATATTCTACCTCTTCTCTTTCTGTACCAGTTAAACCAGTTCTTAGATCTTCATCTAGTTTTAAAACTTCTTCCCATTCCTTTTTATTATTTTTAACATTTTGCCATTCTGAATTATCGTGGTATGGACAAAAAGTACAAGCAGATCTTGGTGGCTCCGGATAATTATTTTCTTTCATCCAATCTTTACAGCCTTGTCTTGTAATTTTTAAATCAACTAATGGATAGTTAAAATTAATATAATGATATGAACTTGTTCTCATTCTTTGAGGTTCATCTCTTGATATACCAAAATATTGTTCGACTTTATAATCTTTAGGAACTTTAACTCCTTTACCAACATCTAGTAATCTTCTTATTTGCTGTGTTACTGGTTCTATTTTATATGTAGAAGTACAAGCTCTTCTAATGATACCTTTTTTTCCAGTTTTTTTATTTTTTGTAAATAATGGTATTGATGTACCTCGTACATAAATTCCTTTATTAGACTTTCTTAAATTATCTGGAAGAGATCCAGCAGTAACTTTTAATACTGGAAAAGATAATTGATCTTTTAACCAATCAAGCCATTTGTATACTTCTGAAGGTTCTCCTTGTGTATCAGAAAATACAGCATAATCTGGTTTTTCAACTAAACCTTTTTCCATCATTAATGCTAATGTTGAACTTTGTACTCCGGCTCCTAAACTTAATATTTTTAATTTCTTACTCATTTCTCTAACCTTTCTATCATTGATTTAATTGTGCTGTCATCTTCAGATCTTCTTTTAAAAATAATGTCCTTCCAATCACTAAGTGATCTTCCAGCTAGATCTGCACATTGCCTATCACTCAACTTCTTTCTTAACATCACCACTTGGATCCTCTCCACTTCCTTTGGTGTTATTTTTCTGTTCGACATCTTCTACCTCCTCTGCGTCTATTATTGTTGGTTCTGGTCCTTGCATTACAATACCCACGACTGAAGGTCTGTCTGTATCTTCTTGCTGCTCTAATAAACCAGATGCTTTAGC